CTGAAGCTCTGGCTGCAACTAATTCGGACTCTGTATACCCTCCCATATCACGCATTCGGCGCAAAACTGAGTGCATCCATGGCGTGCCTCGTGTTTGAGGCCAACGTTCAATCAGGTACAGGTGTTCAATTTCATCAGCCGGAATCCTTCTTAGTCCCGCTCCGGAAACAGATTGACCGACAAAGCTCATATCACCCGGATGAGCCCGACGCATCCAGTAAGCAACCGGTCGATTCCATTCATCCACTTCGACACCGAGACGAACGGTATGGTTTCGGCTCTGATAGATTGAAACCCCTTGATCAAAAATCAGATCCGGTTCAATAATTTCCAATGCAAGTGGGATCTTCCCACCGCCGAAAGCCATGGGCACCTTACGAATGAACGCCTCTCCATCCTGAAAAACCGCACCGATAACCAAACGGAGAAGGTCCGATAAACAAAGCTGACCTGCAGTGTGACAGGTCTCTTTTTCACTCCATTCTTTCCAGGCCTCTTCAATTTGATTATTCAAACGATCGTCTGACACACCGTTCTTGTTAAGGATCTGACATTGAATCCCAATCCCGGTACCGACAACGTTATCCTGAATAATTCGCCTTAAATTGGCTGCGTGCGGATTATCCCGAATCATTTGACGACTTCGGTTTCTCAAGGTGGTCAAACTACTGTAAAGCTCAGAATCTTGAGAAGTACCCGCTGCCATCCAATCACTCGTTAAACGACCTCCTTGCGCAGCAGCGTATTCACGGCGAATGATTGTTTTCTGAGGCGTTGGCTGCTTTCTTTTAGCTTTTGACTTTCTCATACAAACTTCACCACCTTCTTATAAGGATCTACTCCGTATTTATGGCAACGTTCAAAGTAAACTTGCTTTCGCCAGTAATTCACAAGATCAAATAACTCTTGAGCGTTATTAAACGTCAAAGATCGCGTGCCAATCGTATAGCTCTTAACCTTTGAACGCCCGTTTGTGTAATCAGCTAAAGCCTTTTCAGCTTGCTCTAAGCATTTTTCAGCCTCTGTGCGACAATCAAACTCATCGTCATCAAGAGCGGGAAGAACTGTAAATCGGTCAACGATTTCGCATTTCTGGAAGTCAGTTGCCGTTACTCTGAGCATCAAAACGACTATTCCCGGAAGAAGATCCTTTGATGTTTCGGGATCGAGATTAACTGTTAGCTTTGAGCCCTCTCTTTTGCTTTTCAGAGTCTGAACTTTGCTACCACCGGATCTCAAAAGAGCTTCAAATTTTGCGCCGTCAGGTAAGTTCTTTGGAATACTCAAAAACCAACACTTACTGTCACCGGCATAGATTGCTTCTACCATGTATCTTTCCTTCGTCTAAAGGCATCAAAGAAATTGTCTCTTTGTTTAGGTGGATCCTTCGGTTTTTCTTCAACTACCGGTTTAACTTCAACAGGTTCTTTTTCTGGTTCTGTCAACAGGTCAATCTGCAATTGCTTTTCCCGTTCAAGATCCCAACGTTGAGGAGTCCAAAGATTAAGTTTCAGAGACCTCGCTGCATGCAACGCATAAACCTCGCAGTCCAATGCTTCGTTACGAACCCCAGACTTCTTTTGCCAGACTCGCTTTTGTCGATTTGCGGAAGGAACTTTAACTTCACTGGTAATTTGTTCCCAATAATCCGATCGGACTCCTTTGTACCAGTGAACGCGTCCAGGTCCTCGCCCTGTCAGCTTGATGCGTCCGCCGTTGGCCTCTACACCCAAAATCAGATCTTTTGCTCGACTTGTGCCCACAATGAAGGGCCTTAAACCATATTTGTAAGCCTTTTGTTTGCCATCTAAATCAACAGAGATTTTTGGTGTCGTAAAGATTTCCATTTCTCCGCTGATCTCAGAAGATCCTTTAATGGCCA